AGTAGGCTCATAAAACTCATTTTGCTCTAGCTTTTCTTGCTTATCTGTTGCCATTAAACCCCCGATATGATGTCTACAGGCTCCCACTCTTCATCTTCTTCACTCTCAAAGTAAGATGTTACAGCCAATTGGTCAATATAACTCAAAGCATCAGGAAGGTCATCATGTACGCCATTGGCAGGAAACATCAAGAGTTGATCGGTAAATGCGTCCCAATCTTCTTCAGAGTTCAGCACAATACGCCCATGCTCAAACCGCCCTTGGAGACTCCAGATAATTCTGTCTGTCTTTTTCCTGTTGCCATGCGTTAGGTCAACTATGTGGGAATATACATTATTTTTCCGCATCAGGTCACTGAGGTACGGCAAAACAGCGTTTTTAAGTGCCCCACGCTCGATTCCCACCGAAATTGGCCTGTAATCCCGCATCTTCATCAGAATTTTGGCGGCAGTTTCCCGAATGTCCCACCGACCATGGTCAATCTCTTTGACAAACCATTTGCCATCATCAGTGACTTTGACCACTGCAATGGCACTCTCGTCTAGTCTTTTTTTCGCGTTAGCAGCTTGTTTAGCCACTTCTTCAAATCCTGCCAAGTCGATTGCAATGAAGTAACTACCATACTCAGGTTCCACACCATATTTGATCCAATCTTCTTTAAAAACATCGCTTCCTGCGTTGTCAAAGGATGCCAAGTATTCCTGCTTGAAAGCAAAGGAACTTAGCGTCTTCTTGGCAGACTCAATCTCAGTTGGGTCTATCAATGGGTTATCTTGGGTTGTAAAGTGCCAGGACTTCCAATCAGGATCAGTCTCCTCTTGGCCCATCTTGAACAGATCATAGAACCAGTTGCGTCCCTTGGGTGTACCGATGAATATGGCTCTGCCCTTTTTGTCTGACAAAGAAGCACGAATCACCTGTTCCCAAGCTTCAGGCTTAATGTCCGCAACCTCGTCTAGCACCGCATAGGTAAGGGACACACCCCGTAGGGTATCTGGTCTATCAGCACCACGAACATAAATCTTTGCACCATTTATCATGGTGATATCCATATTGTTGATGTGACTGTTCTGGATAACATCCCTGCCAATCTCTAACAACACATCCCAAATAATCTGCCTAGCCTGTCCATTGGTAGGCGCAACATAGAGAACTGCACTTCCTGCTGGGCAACGCAATGCTTCAATAATTAGCGTAGTAGCCGCTAACCTAGACTTTCCGCAACGCCGACCAGCAGCCACAACCTTAAACCTTGTTTTGTCAGTAAAGACTGTTTGTTGCCAAGGAAGGAGTGAGAAGTTGAGGTCAGACATTTTTTGTTTCTACATCAGTCACATCTTGCAAGGGTTCTATCTCTACGCCACCAATGCCTGTGATGTTGATGGTAACGGCATTTCTTTGCTTGCCTTCTTTCTCAAACAGACTGACGGGAAGCATTCGATCCATACAGAGTTTGAGCATAGCGGCCTGTGCTGGGTGTTCATCATTCATGGCAATCTCAATTGCTTTGTGAACAACATTGGAACCAGCACTGTTTATCAGGAGGTCTTTCAGTTCTTTGATGCGCTGAACTTCAGTCTTTGGCAGGAGAGCCGCAGGTCTTTCAGCATAGGTAGCCATAGTGAACTTCTTATTCACAGCCCCTTTCGGGCGACCTTTTTTCTTGAGGTTGTTTGGCAGTGCATCAATCACATTCATACTTTACCCAGTTATGGAAGTAGTATAGGTTGTTGGTGGACGGTTTCACCACAGTTCTAGCCGCCAGCTTCGCCATGTCGTGCAGTGGGCACACATGATCTACTCCGATTCAATGCTTCTCACCAACACGGCTGGAGACTGCGGAGGAATTACCAGAGGCGGCGCAAGACCTAAGTCGGCAACTGCTTGAACCATTCAGTCCCCATGCGTGATGGTTGTTGATGGCTGGCACTGATCTCCAGCTTGATGAGACAAGTTTCTTATGTGGCTTCTCATCGTTACATTACTTGTTGCACATCAGTCTGTGCATTCACCAACATGACTTAACTATAAACAACTTTCTTTTGTTTGACAAGTGGGGTAAACCCTTATAGAATCTCATCATCTGTTCGCGTCAGATGAAGCCTTTTAGAAGTGGTACAGCCTCTGAGCATTCGGGGGACGCGACTGTATCACCCCTAAAGGGCTTTTTTCATGGCAATTGAACTTACTCCAGAAGAACAAGCTAACAAGCGTAGGATCACAAACCTCAAGGTGGCAATCCACCACTGGAAAGGCAGTATTTCAAACGCTGCGCTTGGTCTGGCAGTAGAGAAGAAAGGTCTTACAAATCAACAGTCTATTAGAAAACAGAAGCGCAAGGAACAAAAGAAGGCTCAAATGATTGTGAATTCGTTTGACAAGGGTTTCCGTTTCTAATACATTGTCAACAAATGGGTGTCGGTAAAGCTACCCGACTCAACAGAGGGCGAACCTGCAAACCCCTGTTATGACCGCAGAGAAGCTAAGTAGAGAACTTAGAGTAAGCCTAGAAGTAGGCTCTCCCTGTGGCAGACACCCAAGCGGCTATCTGCTAAGTTTTTAAGCACTCGACATACCTCGGGTAGCCACTCCGTGCCCAAATGAAACTTGTCATCCAGCTAGAGACAAGACTACCCTAAGACTCCACCAACTCCTTTTCTTACCAAAGATTAGGCTCGTTGTTGGCAAAAGTCTAAATTGGCTTTTCTTGTGGATGGGAGGCACCACAAAATCTCTCACACCACACACACCCCCTCCCCCCCTACAAACCCTTAAGGGTAAACCCTAATAGGGTAAGTACCTAGGTAGAAACCCTGACAGGGTAAACCCTTGGTAGTAGAAACCCTTAGATTAATTAACCGACCGGTCGGACGGGTTATGCGTAAATTGCATAAGCACCATTACCGCCATACCTAGTAGAAACCCTAATAGTCTATCCCTACTAACTTCAACCATTCAATAGCATTATCCTATTTAATACTTTATGGTTCATAGGGTAATCACCTATATAAATAATGGGGGAACATAGGGTTTGTCCCTATATCAAACCTTGGTTGATGGCGTTATATTTATATCACTAGGCAAACAAACCTAGTGATTCAATCAATCAACTTAAAAGGCTTTAATATGAAGATCATTGAACAAAAGAACGGTAACTACACTACCTTTGAACCAGTGGCGCACAATGGCTACTACATTGTCAAACTGTACGTGAATGGTGGCCTACACGATAAGATCATGTGCGACACATACAAAGGCGCACGGGAATACCTTAAGGCTTTCAATTCCATTGCAAAAAATAGTTAATCAATTCTAAAAGGCTTTATATCATGTATCCCCAAACCGCACTGCAAGCACTCAATTATCTGAAAAACCAGCCCGATTGTGACTTTGTTGACTTCTCAATTGAAGGGGCTTTTTTCCATCAAACCCCTTACCTAATGGGTAAAACCCGTGATGGTCAATGGGTCACTGCTTGGGACATAAGCCAAACAGAATACTATCCCGATCACCCTGAGCATATCTAAGGGTTTATCCCTATTTCCAAGGGGCTTAATCGCCCCTAAAATTCTCACTCACTCACTTAATAGGCGTTACATCATGGACAAAATCACACAATCAATCGATTCCCTTAATCGTGCCAAGCAAGGGGATTCACTCTTAAATTACCCTGCTATCGTGCAAGGCTTTGCAGCCAAGGGCATAGCCCACAATGACATTGTGCCAAGGGTAAATATCTTTACTTATAACGCTTGGAAAGCCTTAAACCGTCAAGTGCGAAAAGGGGAAAAGGGTATTAAGTGCGTCACTTGGATTGAAACCAATAAAGATGGCAAACCCGATAAACTTTGTCGCTCAGTCACTGTATTCCATATCTCGCAAACCGACCCGATTCAATAAACCATAGACTGTAAACCCTTGGATTAATTCTAGGGGTTTATGGCCTAGGGGTTTCCTAGGGTTTTCAATCAATCTTCATAGGTGTAACGATGACAAACCAGCAAATTAAAGCCCTTCAATCAATCGGTAAGGGCATCATTGAATCTTCTAATCTTAGCCCTACTGGTGCGCCTAGTGGGGTCATTTATGCCGCTTTAATGGGCCATGGGGCATCATTGTCTCAGTTTGAATCAATCATGGACACACTGGTTAAACATGGGTTTATAAACCATGATGCCGATTGTCACACCTATCATGCTACCAATGATGGCATAGCATGGGCCAATCGCATACAGTGAGGGTTTATCCTAATTGCATAGGGGCTTTTTGCCCCTATCATTCAACTTCACTTCATAGGCGTTACATCATGCACCCAGCAGACAAAATCGTTTTAATCGGTTCAGCCCTGGCTTTCCTTGCCTTGGCATTCATCATGTGGACAACTTAAAAGGCTTAAATCATGCGTCAATATACTATCGAACAATTTAAACAAGACCTTTGCCAGCCTTATGCTTGGCCTGGAGGTTATCCACGCTATTTCATAATCTCAGATGGTGCGGCAATTTCATATAAATCAGCCATACATAATCAAAAATTGATAATTGATTCAATCAATGAATCATTAAATGATGGTTGGCAAGTGGTGGGATGCGATATAAATTGGGAGGATTCGGGTTTATATTGCGATGACACAAACGAGCGTATAGAGTCGGCATACGCTGACGAATAACGCATAAAACCAAGGCTCAAGGGGATTATGTCCCCTTTGGCCTGGGCTTTTCCAGGGTTTCACTTCAAAAGGCTTTCACATGAAACAGAGATACATTCCCCAAGGGTACACATTGATCGCTAAAGATGAGCGATTTGGGTTTGAGGTTTATCAATTAAACAGCCAACGCATTGTTGCAATGGCATTTGGCGGAAAGCGCACCAAACCCGATTGGCATTTTGGATTCAAAGATGAAACACGATTGAAGACCAAAATTGAAGAAACCTTACAAGGGTTTATGCAATCGTTGCAATTGAAGGCCGATTTAAAAGCCAAGCGCAGCCAACCCAACAATGTCCAAGTGGGCGACATTTTTAGGGCATCATGGGGCTACGATCAAACTAATATCGACTATTACGAATGCACCAGGGTTATCGGTGCCATGATTGAAATCTGTGAAATTGGGCAAATGAGTGAAGAAAATGGCTTTATGTCTGGCGAGTGTGTGCCAAGCCCAGGCCATTACATTGGCAAACCCATGAAAAAAAAGGTTTCAATGTGGAATGATGAGCCAAGCGTGAGAATTGCAAGCTATTGCAGCGCCTATCGCATTAAACCCATTGCAAAGGTTGGAAACAAACAATTGTTTGCGGCATCTCATTGGACGGCATACGCATGAATGCCCCACAATTTCCACAATATCAAAATGCAAATGCAGCAGCCACATGGGGTTGTTTGCAATGCCTCAAGCCCTTAAACCCTCAAAATGTAAAAGATGATGGGTTTGCAAATGGGCGGGGTAGATATTGCATCAAATGCGATCATTGCCAAATGTCAACATGGTTTGATATTTGGGATAAATCAGGAAATCCAATAAAAGGGGAAAACCATTGATTTATGCCACCCTTGCACTTATTCTCCGCATCCTAACCCGCAAAAAATGAAAGGATTAAAATGAATACCGAAAAATATCAAGAACATTTAAAAAAAGAAATATATGAAATTGACCATATAAATGGCTGCTATATGAAAGATGATGGCTTGCAAAATTTAATGGTACAAATTAAAAAAATATCACGCACAGAATTGCGTAATGCGTTACGCACAAAATATGGTCCAAGAAATTATCGAATTACCCGAAATGGTGAGGTACATGTTTACGGGCTTATGCCCAATGCCCAGATTTTCCGCTGGTGGCTAATGGGCGATATTATTGAGGCAGAATTGTGGCTGGGTTTCCATGATCGCATTGTTAATGGCTCAGAGGGGGATTATTGGGTTCCGACAATTTAAAAGTTATTAACCACTAACTAAGCCGCCTTCGGGCGGTTTTTCTTTGCCCACTTTTAAGCCCTTGCAAGCCCTACCATGTAGGGTTAAAGGGGAAAATCATCTGCCCTATATTGCATTTCTTGCGAATATCTAAGCCGATCTAATAGCGTGTTTTGCATTTGTTGTCGGGCTTTTATGGTCTTTTGAAATCGCTCGCTCATTTCTTTTATTTCATCATTTGACCAAATTACAATTTTCTCTGTTTTGCGCTCTAACCTTATGCGGATAAATTCTGCCCTCTCTTGCAGTGTAAATAATGCTCTATTTGATAGCATCCTATTACAGTCTGAGCATGAGTTAACCAAATAAAAACCGATTTTGCGCTCTTTAAACCACTTATGCTCTTTTGCTTCGCACCAACTTAAAGGCGGACAATGGTCAAGCTCTAACCATTTGTCTCCACAATAAAAACACCCAGGTCGTCCACTCCAATGCCTATCGTATCGCTTGCCGTAAGTTTTGAGCAAGAATTCCCTTTGCTTGCGGTCTTTTTTAGCGTTTGTCATGTCTTACCCTCTCTCACTGTCCACCAATACCAACAAAAGCCCCTTAAAAGCCCCTTTAAAGCCCTTTGGTAAGCCTTTTTGTGGTCAATCATCATCATGGCCTGGGATAGTGGTGACCAAGCCCACATAACGCAAGTCCATTTCTGGCTCCAGCCCACAATTGAAGAAGTGCCCTGCTTGGTCAATGGCTACCCTGATTCCCTGGGTCATGTTGCCCCTGCCAAGGGTTTCTAAAATAGCCCTTTGCTCTGCGCTTAAATCCAGTTTTAAATCAGTCTGGGTTCTTAATGGGTTTATCTTGTTTGCCATTCAACTGCTCACGCCAATAAAGTGCAATTAATAATGCCTCTGCCCTGTTTCCATCTTTTTTCCTGATTAGCTTAGCTTCAGGCCAAAATGATCGGGCAAGGTCTAGGCTTTCGTTTTTATCGCTTGTCAGGTGGAAATACTTTTTCCATTTCTGAGGCGTTACCAAGTGAAAAGGGTAACGGGTTAATTCAGCCACCGCTGAGATAACGCCTACTGCCCTGCCAAACTGGAAACTGCTTGCAACCCCTTGCCCTGGCATTGAATGGACTGATTCCATGCAAATCTCTGCCCCTTCCCTTGGGTCGATGCACCTGAGAATCATGTTTTTGAATACGAGGGGCAATATATTCTTATCTTTATGCTCGATCATAAAAGAATCTAAATAATCACCATTTGAATCCAATGCACCAACTGCGCCACTAATGCTGCCAGGGTCAAGCCCTATCCAAATCGTCATTGTGGGCTTTCATGGTGTTGATTAAATCGGTCGAAATCCCAAGCCATAGGTATGTTGGGCATTTCTCTAATTCCTTCGCCCTGTGCCATGCTTGTGCTTTCCACCCTGGTTGCTTGGCAAGGTGAACAAGCCATTCCAAGGTCTCCTGATACAAGTAAGGCTCTGTTGACAAGGTAGAGTGGGACTGCAAGCCCTTGTTTTCTTTTGTTGAGCAAGTGGTGGGCTTCATCTTTGGTCATTTTGGTTTCCTGTCATTTTTTCTTTAAAGCCTTCATAATAATCACCACTGTTCATCAATCGGAAAATACCATCACCATTTTCAAGGTTGGCCCTCTCCATGATGTAGTCTCTATATTCCAATTCGAGATTAAATGTTCTCATTGCGGCTTCAAATTGCTGTTCAGTCATGTCACCATCTTTTCTTTGAAGGCTTCATAATAATCCCCTCGTTCCATCAATGTGGTCAAAACATGACCATTCCCAACTGTTTGTTGATCCATGATGAACTCCGCATATTGGCTATCTAACTGATAACCATCCATTGCTTGCTCGAATTGTTGCTCTGTCATGTTACTTTTCCTTTCAACGCATTTCTGATTTGTGCCATGATTTCTGGCGGTGGTGGGCCTGTGTGCTTTTTGTCTTCATCCAGCTTGAGTAAAGCAGGATCACGGCCTTGAATGGGTGCAACAGATACCCTCGCCATGTCGCCAAAGGTGGGCTTTGGTAAAACCCACTCAGCTTTGAAACCTTGCCAATTTCTTACAACGACTTCCTTCAGGGCATCTTCAAGGCTAAACCCAGCCTTGTTAGCTTCCTTTTGGATTCCATCAATCACCAACTGGGTGACCTGGGCTTTCTTTGACTTTCGATGATTAACGAATTCCTGCCAAACAGATTGTGAAACGCCGTCAGGCGGTGCAACGCTAGTTGCTCTCTGTCTCTTCTCTGTCTCTATCTCTCTCTCTGTCTCTATCTCTGGGATAGCAAGTTGCTTGCAATCTGCTAGCACTCCGCTAGCAACAATAAAGAATCCCTTATCAATCAATGGCTTAACACCATCTTGATAGTCTTTTGGGGTAATGTGGAGTCTGAACACAAGCTCATCCAGTGAGCCATCAAAAGTTCCATCTTTGGACTCTGATGCAAGCAACCACATTAATGGTGCTAGCGCCTTGCTAGCAAGTGGCAAGCTCATATAGCTTCTGTCATTCAGAATCGAACGATGAAACTTTATCCAGGGTGGAGAGCGATGCTTATAGTGCTGGAAAGAAACCCAGTTTTTGGGAATTAATTGCATATCAACCTTAAGTCATAGGTTTAGTCACCAAGGGAATTTACGGCAGGACGGGGACTAATCGTCTTTTCAGGAGCTACCCTAGCCGGATTCCCAAACATCATATCAGGCTTTGTAAATCTGATTGTCGCCAAAGCGACTTGGATACTTCAAGAAATCATAGCAACCACGGCGTTGAACATTCCTACGCAATTCCTTGCCATCATAGATTTCTTTGACAGACCCATTCTCAATCCGCATAGCTGCACCACTGATGGCCCTGTTCATCTCCATGCGCCCATACTCAGTCAGATGCCACTTCTCTTGATGGTTAATTACATACCCAAATTGCTCCAAATCGGGCAGGTATCTTTGATAGTGAAACGATACAGAGTTGTTGTCTGTGTGGCTGTGGGTCATCTCAAGCATTGTCCTGGGGCCACCTGATAGGCGCTTGAGCAATGTTCGATGGGTGAGGTTTAAACGCATTTGCTTGTCTCCAAAAACCTCAGTATGATGGGTTTTACAAGTTTTTGCACTAGGGAAAACACCTATTCCCTGCATCTTTTTTCTGTGCGAAAGTCCTATCACTGCTATTTGGCAGTGGTCAACAGGAGTGAATATATGGCAACCGATGAGGAAAAATTTAAATACGAGTGCTGGGCGATTGTCCAGGAGTTAGACCCAGATGATATCGCTGATGCTATCCAAGACAGCGTTGCCCTGGTGGAAGCCATCAAAGCAAACCATGCTGAAGATGTTGCAAGCATCGTGATGAACAGAGTAGAACTGAAGGTTCGCCGCAGGGCTGAACTGCGAGTGTTTGATGTTGTCAAGACCCCTTGGATTGATGACATTGAAGAACTCCAGCACTATCGCAATCTCCGCATTGAGCGAGTCCAAAAAGCCCTTGATGAGCGAAAGATCATGGAAGCTAAAATGGATGGCCCTTTTCAACAAATGTTTGATGAGTGAGGACAACATGAAAATGAAATCTAGACTGCAAGACATTATTGGAGACAATTCAGATGAAACATTTGACGATTGCGATCAAACGAGTCCTATCTTATTTCGAGATTGTGATCTCGCAACCCAGCTTGCCTATCTTGCTGAGAGACAAAATGCCAGCAAGGATGACCCTGCCAACCCTGGCAATCACCGATCCTAAATTTGTCTACAAAAATGCTTCTTGCACAGACATAACTCAAACATTTCAAAAGGCTAAAGATGAGCGACTTCAACGATTACAGCACGATGCTAATCTCAATCGAGCAAAAGACCAGGGCACTGGAGAACAAGTGTCTAAACAAAAACTACGCAGGGTTCACGGCTGACATTCAAACAATTCAAAGCCAACTGACCTTGCTGACAATGTGGATCACACAAGCCCAATGTGAACAAGTTAGGG